TTAATCTAATAACAGAACCTTGACGATCAATCGTAAATCCTCCTTTTGTAAATACAACAGTAGTAACTTGTATTGGATCGCTTATGATATTAGTAGAACTAACGTTAAGACCGCTACCGTATAAAGGGTCTTGATCGTCTACGAGATTAAAACCATTCCATCGTCCAGTACTTAGTCTCGACCTTTGCCACACTTCATAAGTTAAAAACACAGGCAAGGTTGGATCAAAACTAGCACCTCTCCGTATATTCCTTACGCCCGTTACTTCTCCTTTGGTTACAACTAACTCAGCTCTAGCGTCCGCTGCTCCTGCTTGTGTGATTTTTACTTCAAGTCGGATGTCGTAGTGTGTAGTGGTTTCCTCATTTTTAACTGATGTCGTTACTGAATACTTACCTGTAGACCTACCGCTGAACCAACCTGTACCTCCGCTATTTATAGTTATAGTAGACACACCTGACGAGTCGTTAACTACGTTATCATCTAATGAATCATACAAGTCTCTAGTTATAAACTCAGTATCTGCATGGTTTCCTTTTGGCTCTACGTCTGCTGGTCCTGAGATATAAGTAGCAGGTTGAACGCTTGTATTCCCGTGACTTGTACTACTGTAATCGTGATGCTGTCCTTGTAATGCTGTAGCTATGGGTACTAACTTATCATCTACATATATACTGTAAGCTTTCTCGTAGTCTCCTAACTTAACAACTATAAGTGCTTCATCAGCAGGTGGTGTGGACTTTTGTTCAGCAGCTTCACTCCTCTGTATAACTCTGTTCTTATTAACAAGGAACGTATAGTCAGCTACTGTCAGTGCTCGTAAGTCAGATAACGGATTAGCTACACCACCTAACGATGCGTGTCCTCCTAAGCTTAGATAACTATTAGCTATAGAAGTTACAGCTATCGATACTTGTGTGCCGTCTACTGTGTTAATAACGCCTATACCACCAAGCGATACAGCTACACAATACTTGTTCTGTTCTGATCGTTTAACGAAGTGTGTGAATAACTTATCAGCATTCGTACTACTACTATTTATCTTCTTTGTATATTCAGTAGGAGGACGTTTAACCAAGCCTTCAACTACAGTAGCCCAAGCGTTAATCTGTTCGTCGCATTGACCGGGAAACCGTAGGTTGTCAGGCTGTTGTGATACGCCTTGTGCGAGATTCGGAACACTGTTTACTAACAGAGGCATATATATACTATCTATCTAAAACTCTAAGTACGCTGTAGTCATCAAAGATAGTACGATCAGCATTCTCGGAGTCACTATCTATCGCACGTGCCTTAGCTTCTATCTCATCTCTTAAAGCAAAGCCTTCTATCTCTCTACTACCTAAGAATCTATTAGCAAAGATACGTGCTGATTTAACTGTTATGTAATGTCGGAACTGTTCAGGCATATCTGTAAAGTCCAACTCAAAAGTGATGGAGGCTTTAACCTCCTTAGTCCATACATCCGTGTGATTCTTTCTGTCGTATAACAAAAGTCCACGTTGTACTGGATCACTGTCTGTATAAATTTGTGGGTCCAAGTCTACTCTAAGCGTGTTGCTCGGTAGGTTAATCTTAGACGTTGAAGCATCGGGAGTAAGTGGATACTCATGCTCAGTATTAAAATGCCAGCCCTCTGACTGTATAGCCTTACTGGTTTCGTTGAGGACTGCCTCGGCTTGGACGACTGTTACAGGTACAGCAGTACCACCTAGCGTGTTAACAGGAGCTTCTCCTATTACACTGATCATTGTGTTTACTGCGTTTAGTTTAGTCGTTAGAGCCATAGCTATTTATAAGTATAAAAATACTCAGTGAGGGGAGCGGAACTAATCCAGACCTCCCCAACACCGAGAGAAGAGTGTTACGCTACAAGTTCGATAGCACACTCAGGACGGAGAACTCCGTGACCCATTGCGTACTTAGCAACGAACAATGTACCTTGACGCTCAATCTGATATTCAGACTCAGTCGCAAGATCAAGTAATTTAACAGTTCCTACAGCAGCAGAGTGAGAAATGATTCCCAAGCTGTTACGGAAGTCTCCGTTGTATCCTACTCCACCACCACCAAATACGTCATTAGCAGACGATCCGTCTCCAGTAGAAACAGCTGATAAATCAGTTGATGGAATGTTGTTAGATTTAAGAATGCTGATACCAGCAATTTGAGGTATCGATCCTGAAGCAAGACTTCCTTGACCACCGATGTCAGAGTTAACAGCAGAAACAAGGGAGAAGCTGTTGGAGCTGTCTGCACCTGTTACTAATTTGTAATACTCTTGTGGGCGAAGAACGCAGAAACGACCGTCACTAGGAACGTCATTCTCGTCAAGCTTCTGAGCAGCAGTAAAGAAAGCAGCTACGAGGTCAGCACCAGTAGTAGCAGCAACAGTACCCGGAGTGTCAGGAGCTGAGAAGTCGTTATTAGCTACGTCAAGTTGTCCACCTGATTTGCCTACTTGAGTCAAGTTAGCGGAATCACGAGCAGCAGCACAGAATACTTTAGCTAAAGCAGTATCGAAACGAAGAGCAAGAGCCTTACCCAACTCACTAGCGTAGACGCTGCGGATGTCGTAGTGGTTCTTTACGTCGTCGATGTTAGCCAAGAAAGTAGAAGCAACAAGCATCTTATCGATGGTGATGATCTTCTCAGTCTTAGCGATGTCGCTCAAGTAACTGTTACCTCCGTCAGCAATGTTCTCGCCGGGAGTGTGGTAAGCAGCTGAAGCAATTCCAGTTACTGGGAACTGTGCAGACTTGCCGCTTTCGATTGTTCTGATTGTGTGTAGTGCTTTGAATACGTTAGACTCGTCAAAGGTTTGCAGAATCTCTCCAGAAAATTTCTTGAGAAACAAAGCATCGTTGTCCGATCCACCTTCAATAAGACCTACACGACTTGGGGATGTATTTCCATTTGCCATAATATATGATCTCCTATGTTAATTTGTATGTGTTATTTGATTACCGTTTGACTTTCACTTCTTTCGTCTTCACAGGATTGTCCGCCGCAGCGGGTCGAGGGACTAGTTGTTGCTAGTTGTCGATTAAATTTATCTATAAGTAAAAGGGAAAAAGTCTTGACTGTCAACCTCTTCGACCACTTGGACCAAAGTAAAAGCCGAGAATACAAGGCAATATTACCGTACATCCCATAAGGCTGATGTGTCCAGAAGAGATGGTGATCGGTGTTTGGTGAGCTTGAAAACTGATGAGTCCGAAGAGGAACTCGTTGACACCTTCTCCGTCTGCGTTTGTAAAGGTAACGATTTCTGCTTGGGGATAGATGGTACAGAGGACGATACAACTACAGAGCGTAGACACCCCGATAACAGCAAGAATACGACGAGTAAAAGAAACAAACTCACCAGTACCTCCTTTAGCGATTTCAGCTTGTAGTCGAAGGAAATTATCAGACGCACGGCTCTCTCTCGCCATTTCAAGATCGTGCTTATTTTGTTTTGCTTCAAAGACATATCCGAATACGCCTTTAAGAATCGCCCCCATAGCAGTGCTACCACCGCCCGTAATAAATAACATAAGTAATTCACCCATCTCACTGTAGCTCCTTGTACCTTAAAGTATCAAGCAACTCTTCATGTTTACCTACTTGCTTCTCCATAAACATCAAACGCATATCTTGTGTAGCATCAGCTGGTAAAGCTCCAAGCTCTCCTCTAGGCCACTTCACTCGGAACTCTGCATTAAGTTCTACATCATGTTTAAGCCGTAGTATCTCTAAGTCTAACGCATTAAGCTTGTTCCATAAGACACTATATCCCCACACAGCTGTACCTACTATAGCTATTACTTTAGCAACGAAGGCTATGTTAGCTTTAACCTGTGTGTTCTCGTTTAACTCTTTCATTACAGTCATCATAACAAAAAACCCCTAGCGTCAGCAAACCAATAACCAACGCTAGGGGAACTCTACCTATAATATGAATGAACAACTAAATACTACTTACTTGCAAACGTCTGTCAATCTCTTCGTGATATGCTTTATCACCGCTCTTATATCGAGGGTCTGACTGAGCACGAGCAAGCTCTTGCATAGAACGAAAAGGCATAGTAGATACACCATTGACTCCACCTTGTGTAAGCTTTGGCTTTGCTCCTACATCGTTTTGATAGCGAGCGTAAAGACCTTGGACTGCTAACTTAGCTTGCGAAACTGTACCACCTGTGACGGCTTCATCAAAAGCATCAACTTCTTCTTGTGGTAGATTCTCGTTCGCCCACTCAGCCATCGCTTCGTAGTTCCCTTGAGCCACGCTTTTGATTTGTCCTTCTTCAGATTGTTGTAATGCTTGTTGACCAGCGGCGTAGCTATCTACTAAGTCTCTAGGTAATCCAGCTTTCTCTAAAGTGTTATAAGTTTCCTCACTAAGTTGACCGTCGTTTTCAAAGAACTCTTTACTTGCTTCCGCAACCGCTTGGTATGCTTCACTAGTATCCTCTTCAGTTTGTTCTTCTTGGTTCTCAGCTTTCTCTTCAACTTGTTCAGGTTCTTCCGAAGCTTCTTCAGGACTTTGTCCAAGTTTCTTTTCCAACTCGGAGTAC